CAACCTGACCCGGGCCATGGTCACGGGCCGAGGCAAGCTCATGCAGCGCATCATCCGGGACACCCACCCGCTGGTGCCCTTTGACACCGGTATGCTGGACAATTCCGCCCAGCTGGCCACCGACTACGAGACCGGTGAGATCATCTGGTCAACGCCCTATGCAAGACCTCAGTATTATCTGCACCCCCAGGGCGAGGGCCTGCACGGTGACACCGGCCTGCGCGGCAGCTACTGGGCCGAGCGCAGCAAGGACGCCAACAAAGTCTCATGGAACCAGTTCTGGAAAGCAGTGATGAAGGAGGAAACCAGATGACCCCTGCCATTCAGGCCATGCGCGACTGGCTGCGCACCTGCCCGCTGGTGGCCTCCGCACAGGAGGACGGCGTGGCGTTCCGGGTGGGCGGCCTGACCGGCGATGCCGAGGAATACACCATTTTGGACATGCCCGGTGCCCCGGAGCTCAAGCGCTATTTCAGCGGGTCGCTCCGGCTCAAGAACTATGTGTTGGCCTCCCACACCGTCTACAGCCCGGACAACGCCGCCCAGCAGGCCGCAGCCTCCGGCTTCTGGGACGACCTGACCGAGTGGGTGGCCAGCCAGAACCGGGCCCGCAATTTCCCGCAGCTGGGCAGCGGGCGCACCGTCCGGGAGGTGTCCGTCACCTCCAGCGGCTACATCCTCGAAGCCGAGGGTGGGGCCTGCCGCGCCCAGATCCAGCTGCAGCTGATCTACTATCAACCGAAAGGAGCGATTTTATGACCGTTAAAGAAGTGATGACCGGCATCACCCCCAGTGCAGACTATGCCGGCCTGGAAATGGCGGATGACTTCGTGCTGGCATTCCAGACTGCTGACACCCAGAAGGATGTGAATGACTACATCGTCTGCCAGGAGTGCATCACCGAGCACTCCGCCGCCGTGAACCCCGGCACCCAGGACAAGCAGTATATCCGCAAGGGCAACGCCACCATCAAGACCAGTGCCCAGCGCACCTTCTCCATCTCCGGCGACCGCACCCACGGCGACGCCTGGCAGGATTGGGTCACCAGCCTGGCCGTGATGTTCGGCACCGGCAGCGCCGTGATCGTGCCGTATGTCTATTTCTCCATGCTCACCGGCAAGGGCGAAACCGGCAAGGCCTCCGTCATCGTTAACGGCGACGCCTCCAATGGCGCAGGCAATAACGCCGGCATCTCTGTCACCGTCTCCGGTGTGGAGAAGCCTAAGGAGTACACCTACAGCGCCACCTGAGTTTCCCACAAGCATGTCCCCGTCCACCTCCCCGGACGGGGATTTTTTATGCCCTGAACCAGCCAGATCAAGCCGGGGCAGCACCGGCGCAGGGCCCAACGAAAGGAGCTTTTTATGATTCTTCGCAACGTGAAATTCGATTTTAAGGTGACCAAAGGCAAGGACTACAAGCGGTACATCCAGGGCTACAAGGCAGCCATGGTGGCGCTGAACGCGTTGGATAAGGAAGATGACGAATACCTCATCAAGTTCAACGAGATCCTGGATGACTTCTTTGCCGACCTGCTGGGCGACGATTACGACCAGCGTCTGGGCATCGACGTGGATGACCTGGAAGATCTGATGCAGCTGCTTGCCGACTTCAATGCCGCTGCCAACCCGGAGGCACTGGAACGCATGGCCGCCCTGCAGCCCATCGACCGGGAAGCCATGAAGGATGCCAAGAGCTCCATCCCGGCCCCCATCCCCATGCCCATGAACCGGGCGCAGCGCCGGGCTGCACGCCGGGCCAAGGCATGACCCGCCCGGACTGCTACCTGACCGACAGCCTGCCGCAGGGCTTTGAAACGGACTTCCGGGCATGGGTCACCTACGACAACATGGCCGCCCGGGCCCACACACCCGAGCAGGAAGCCGCCCTGCAGGACTACGCCCAGCGGGTGCTCATCCACGGCCCGCTCACCAAGGGCAACCTCGACGCCTTTCTGGACTTTTACCGCTGCGGAGCTCAAGAATCCGAGCGGGAGAGACGCAGCGCCGAGGCGTTCCGGGAAATGCCCCGGGGCTTTGATTTTGCGGTGGACGGCCCCCTGATCTGGGCGGCCTTTTTGCAGACCTACGGCATCGACCTGCGCACGGCGCAGCTGCACTGGTGGGACTTCATGGCCCTGTTCAGGAGCCTGCCGGACGAGTGCCGCATCTGCAAGATCATCAGCTATCGCACCGAAGATCTGACCGACATGCCCAAGGGAATGCGGGAGCAATACGAGAAGCTGCGCCGGGTGTACGCCCTGCCCGCTGAGGCCGGCGGCACAGCCCGGCGCTATGTGTCCATGGCAGACCGCAAGGCGTCCATCCTTGCCCGGCAGGCCGAATACCAGAAAAAGCACTCCGGGAGGTGA